GATCACCCAGCCGGGGGATCTGTACGAACTCGGGGCGCACCGTCTTCTCTGCGGCGACTCCACCAACGCCGAGGACGTGCTCCGCCTCATGAACGGCGAGCGCGCCATTCTCTTTGCCACCGATCCGCCGTACCTGGTCGGCTACGACGGCACCAACCACCCGGGTCAGACGCGCACCAAGAACACCGACTGGTCGGAAACCTATGGGGCGACCTGGGACGAGGCCGACGCTGAGTGCAACAACGAGCTCTACGAGCGGTTCATCAAGGTGGCGATCGAGCATGCCATCCTGCCGAACGCCGCCTGGTACTGCTGGCACGCCTCGCGCCGCCAGCGGATGGTCGAGGAGGCGTGGGAGAAAAACGGCGCTTTCGCCCACCAGCAGATTATCTGGCACAAGCCGAACCGCCCGATCCTCACCCGCTCGTGGTTCCTGTGGGCGCACGAGCCCTGCTTCTTCGGATGGGTCAAGGGTCAGAAGCCACCGCGCGCCGACAGCGAATACCTGCGCTCGGTCTGGAACATCGAGGGTTTAAACAACGATGAGCGCCCGGACCATCCGACTCCGAAGCCCCTCGAGTGCTTCGCCATCCCGATGCGCCAGCACACCAATCGCGGTGACATCTGCTACGAGCCCTTCAGTGGTTCCGGATCGCAGATCATTGCCGGTGAGCAGCTCGGCAGGCGGGTCTACGCCATGGAGATTTCACCAGCATACTGCGATGTCGCGGTGAAGCGGTGGTTGGCTGGCGGTGAAGGGCGGCGGGTGATTCGGAATGGACAGGATGTAACTGACAGCTTCCAGATTATAGATCAATGAAATCCTGTTCAATCAATCGATCAAAGTGCGAACGGTAAGACATCCGACTACTGGGATGAGCGCTTCTCAACAACTGAATTCCGGACCCCTTAAAGGTGGAATTACTAAACTATCAAGAACGAGCGATTCTGTGCCACAAAGTACAATTATCTGAGCCTGAATAAGTTGAAGTTGCCGTTCTAATAAAGGCCAATCGTTCATCACGTAATCGCGAAGATCTACCCAATCGCTCTTCGCTTTTTTCTCGTGATTTTTTTTAATGTTAACATAGGAAATCGCCATCACTGGGTTATTTCTGAGCGATAAAGCCTCCTCAAAAGAGGGTGCTAGTCCCCGCCACTTGCATTGTATAGTGTAAGTCCAAATATTAAGATTTCTCCAGAACAATCTACTGTTACCATTTCTCGGGTCATGAACATTGTTCCTGATTTGGGTGAAATCGTCATTGGATTCTTTGAGCAAGAAAGCGATCCGAGGAACAGCGTTTGACCAAGAATCCAAATCTAAAACACCATCATAAACAAATTGGTAATGAGGACGCAACTGTTGCCAGAATTTATCAAGTGCTTCCTGTGTACTGGTTGACGAAAGACTTTTCGTATCTATGACTTGCATTGACTATAGCATCGGCTTCACCGTTGAAGAGGTCGAGGAAATTCTTGCCACGCAGAAGGCTGAGCTCAAGAAAACGCTCACCGCCTACGCGGACAATGGCTCCTCGGTCACCAAGCGTCGGATCGACGAGATCCACACCATCATTGCCGCCTGCCAGCAGGCGCTGCAAAAGCTCGCCCCGGAAACCTACGGCCGACCGCGGCGACGGGTGGCGCAAAGCGGCTTTGCCGGGTACCTCGACAAGTAGCCCCGATTGACACGCGTGCCCCCGTGTGAAGCTCCTGCGGAAACTTGTGCGCATCCTGTCAATCTCGCCCTACGAGGCGGCCAATCCATCGAGCCGGCGTTCCCGTGTGCCGGGCGCGGCCCCGACCGATGCCAGGAAGGAGCTAACCTCGCATACGCGCCGGGAACTCGTCCGCAAGAGCCGCTACTTGAGCAAGAACAGCGGCTTCACCCGCGAGGTGGTGGGCGACATGGCGATCTACTCGACCGGGGACGGCATCCGGCCGCAGGCGCAATCGGCGGACCCCGCCTGGAACCACGCCGCCGAGGAATATTTTGCACGCTGGTCGGCACGCCCCGAAATTACCGGCCGTTTCTCCTTCGAGGAGTGCCAGTCCCTGGTCTGCCGGGGAATCGACATCGACGGCGAATACTTCATCCTCAAGGTGCGGGACCGCTTCGACCGGGCACGCATCCAGCTTGTCGAGTCGCACCGGGTGGGCTCGCCAGCGGACGCCACGGAGGCCGTTGACGGGATCATCTTCGACGCGGTCGGCGCACCCTTGGCCTACCTTGTCCTGCAGGATGACGGCAGCTACCGGCCGATTTTCGCCAATGCGGTGATGCACGTCTTCGAGCCGGAGTTCGCGAGCGGCGCCCGCCACCATCCGACGCTCCAGCACTCGATCAATCACATCCTCGACGAGATGGAGATGCTGGCGCTGGAGAAGCACGCCGTGAAGGACAACCAGGACGTGTCGCGGGTCGTGAAGCGCGAGGACGGCACGCTCGATGATGACAGTGATTTTCTCGTCTCCCAGGGGGCTGGTGGCGAATCTGCTGAACCGAGCGACCCAACGGCGCTGCAGCGGATCCTTGGCGGCAAGGTGGTGGCGCTGAAGCCGGGCGAATCGATGGAGAGTTTCCAGTCGAACCGTCCGAGCCCAGTTTTCACCGGCTTCCTTGAGCACCTCAAGCGCGACTCGAGCGCCGGGGTGCTGCCCTACGAGTTCGTGCTTGATGCCTCGAAGATCGGCGGTGCCGGTGTGCGCCTCATCGTCGCCAAGGCCGACCGCCGCTTCTCCTACCGGCAACTGATCCTCATCCAACGCTTCCTGCGGCCCACCTGGGGCTGGGTGATCGGTGATGCCATCGACCGGGGGGAACTGGAACCGGTTCCGGGCTGGAACAAGGTGACATGGGTCTGCCCGCGGCGGGTGACGGTCGATTCCGGGAGAGAGGCTGCCCAGCATCGCGCCGATGTTGAGTCGGGCCTTCTCACCCTTTCCGACCACTTCTCCGAGATCGGTATGGACTTCCGCGAGGAGCTGGAAAAACGGGCGCAGGACTCCCGCGCGATCCTCGATGCCGCGCAGAAGTATGGTGTGCCGGTGTCGATGCTGTGGAAGCCGAGCGGCACCCAGATGATCGCCCCGGCGGAGCCTCCCTCGGTTGACAGGTCCGGGCAGTAGACATGCGCCTAGCCCAGATCACCAACGCCCTTTACCGACAGCCCTGGCATATCACGACGGATGGCTGGCTGACCCTGCACCAGCTATTTCAGAGCCGGCTGATGGCCGATGCGGAGAACCTCAATCTCTCCGATTTCGTGAACCCGCGCCCTGACGCCGAGATCGATGATAATGGCATCGCCCACATCCACATCACCGGCACCCTGGGGCGGCACCTGAGCCAGATTGAGCGTACCTGTGGCAACACCGGCTATGAGCAGATCGAGGATGAAATCCGGATCGCCACCGGGGATGGCGCACGCGGCTTCCTCTTCCACGTCAATTCGCCCGGCGGCATGGCGGCAGGCAATGTCGAGGCCGCGGCGGTCATCTCCGCGATCACGGTGCCGAAGGCGGCATGGGTCGACGAATTGGCCGCATCCGCAGCGTACGCGCTTGCGGTCGGCGCGGATTTCATCGCTGCCGCCCCCTCAGCCCAGGTCGGAAGCATCGGCACCATCCTGCCGCTGGTGGACGTCTCCGGCGCCTGGGAGCAGCGCGGCTGGAAGCCCGCCTACATCACCCACAGTGGCGGCGATTTGAAGGATGCGACCTGGCCGCCTGCCTTCACCGAGGCGCACCGGGCGCACCTGCAGGAGATGGTCGATGACTACTTCGGCCAGTTCCGCGACCACGTTCTCCGGCACCGCGCGGTCAGTCCTGGGGCCATGCGTGGCCAGACATTCGTCGGGCGCCGGGCGCGCGAGGCCAACCTGGTCGACCATGTCGGAAGCTATGCCGACACCTATGCCGAGCTCCTGCGGCGGGTTGACAACGCACATCCGGCATGAGTTTTCCAACTGCCGAAGAATTGCTGACTCTGGCCGACGCCCGTACGGCGTACAGCTCGCTGCGCACCGCGCATGACACCGTCCTCGCGGACCTCTACACCAAGGAAGGGGAACGCCAGAACGCCCTTGCGGAATCTGAGGCCCTGCGTGCCGATATCGCAGCCGCCTCGGAAATCCTCGAGGAAGCCGCCAAGGAAAAGCAGGCGCACAACGCCAAGCTGGCTGATGCCGAAGCGGTGACGGCACAGAAGGCTGGTGAACTTGCCCGGGCGCTGGAAAAGGTCAGCAAACTGCAGACCTGTATCGGCCAACTGGAGGCGGAGGCCAAGAGTGCCGAAGCCAAGGCTGCGCAGATTTGCGCCTCGGTTGGCGTCGAGCCCGCGCAGGTCAGCCCCGGTGGTGAACCGATGCAACAGTCGCTTCTTGAGCAGATGCGCTCGATTCAGAATCCAGCCGAGCAGATGGCGTTCTTCCGCAAGCACCGGGAGGCTATCATCCGGGGCAGCTGACATTTTTATAGGTTCGTGCTCATACAAGGCGCTGTGAACTCGGGTTTGCAGCGCCTTTTTTGTACACGCATGCAGCTGCCTCCGGTTGACACGCCATGCAGGGCATGGCCAACAACCTAACCCAAGTTCAGGACATCCGCATCGCGGACAAGTTTCTCGAGGCATTCGTGGCGGCGCTCACGCCGCTGCGGGCCTTCTCCACTGACTTCTCGCCGGAGTTCTCCGAGCGCGGCAAGACGGTGAACGTGCCGGTGATCGGCGCGGCCAACACGAGCTACGACTTTGCCGGCAGCTACTCGGCCAACGCCGACAGTG